AGCTCGATACGTCTGTAGTCTTCCTTGACCTGTGCCAGGGACGCTTCGGTGAATGTCTGAGGCGCCTTCAAGTACTTCGTTGGGTTGTAGTGCTTGGTGCGCTTTTTATTTGGCTTTGGCATTTCTGCCTCTCGAAAAAAAAAGCCCCGCGATTGCGAGGCTGTGTGTGGGTACGAAAAAGCCGCCCGGAGGCGGCTCAAAAAAGAATTAGAGGTTAAGAATTCGGCTCCAAGGGCAGTGTCATTTGACCGCCAAATCGGTCGACAATCTTTTGTTCGTACTCTTCCCTGGTTTGAGATGATTCGGCCATCTCCAAAACTCTGCCAAGCTGGAAACGAAGCGCCTTGGTGCCGATGTCGCTCAGGAACTGGAACAACTTCTTGTTTGTGCCGGTATCGTGACTGTGTTTTTGTTCTCGTAAGAGCTTCAAAATTCTCCCGTTGCTTTTTGCCAACGGCGTGTATACATGAGCGATTGTGAGAGACTTGAACTTCCAAGGCCATCCGCGCTCAGGCATAGGAATGTCATACAGTCGCGTCCATTCCTGATACAACTCTATTGGGAATTCGCTTTCGTATCGTTTTGCTTCCTCTTGAACAAAGCGTCGGAAAGCGATCAGGAATTGTTCTTTGGTAGAGTCAAGTCCAACAACCTTGTAAATAAGTTCCTGAATGCCTAGCTTTGCGCAAGCTCCAGTGATAATCGTTGCGGCTCGAATGAGGTGTTGTTGGTTTTTTGTGAGCTTCCCATCCTCGTTGGCCTTGATGATCGCTCTGCAAACGTCTATAAGGATCGTCACGTCGTAGCCGTAGACCTCAACTTCGGGGCCATTGAGGGAGCTCTGAAATACAAGGGGTTTTTGAACTTTTTTAGAAAGTTCCGGCCCAGCATAAGCGCTTATTGTTTTCCCGCTCATGAACCGAATGAAAGCGGTTCCGCCGCCCCCCATCAACCCCAACGCTACTGCCACTCCTCTCTGGCTTATGACGGCGGTTCGATTATCGTCGTTCAGGACGTAGCAATCGACATCAACCCCCAAGTCCTTCTGAAGGTTTCCGAAATACAGCGCTTTCAGATGCCGATATTGAGCTGCTTTTCTAGCGATTTCGCTTCTATCTTTCGGAGTCAGAGATTTTGCTCTTGCCTTTCCTCCTTTTGATTGTTTTGTGTCTTGCATATAGATACCACATGAATTAAATACATGTGCAAATTCTAGCAAGCATTCGAGAAAATATCTTGCTTGCTAAAAAATTGCCCAATATAAGCGCAAAGCCCGAGTGTTCCAGACTTGAAGAGAGTGCGAAAAAGCCGCCCGGAGGCGGCTTACTGAGTTGCTTACGCAGCGTCAAACTTCAGAGTCGGCTCAAGCAGCCCGTCTTTAGCCAGCTTCTCGCAGATGTACTGCAAGCCCTTTGCGGTGAGGTGGCAGTACGGCTTTTCCTGCGGGTTCCCGTTCGAGTCGGTCCAGTGGGCGTAGCGCAGGACCGCGCGGCCGGCAAGGATGTGCTCCTGCTTTGGCGTGTCCGCGCTCGCGTAGAGAAACCCGATCTGCCGCATGTAGTCCTTGAACTTGCGGGGCGGGTAGCCGATGACCTTTGCCGCGTTGGTGATAGTCATCGACTCGTTGGCCGCCATGATCCTATCGAGGTAGCTGATCTTGGGCTCGTCTTCCTTGACCTTCAGCGCGAGGGTCTGATTCTTTTCGGCGAGGTCCGCGGCAAGTCGCAGTGCCTCGGGCAGGCTCTGTGGAATTTGCTGAGCGCGGCTCTTTGCGAGTTCGTCCCGGCACTGACGGAAAGCCTGAACGAGACGGATCTTGAGCTTGCGGGCGATCTCGGTGTTTTTCAGGAAGGTGAAGAGCAGCGTCGTTTGGTCCTCGTTGATCCAGGCAACCTCGGTTGCCTTCGCAAACCCGCCCTGGGGGAGCGCTTTACCCTTCCGCGTTTCAAACGCGATAGGGCCGAACGCTTCAAAATCAGAGGGATATTTGCGGATTAGCTCGATGACGTTCTTATGCTGGACATTGACGCCATCGGCGATTGTGATAGAGTCGACGACGGCCACGCCGTCCTTGTTGATGGTGATGAGTTCTTGCATGATTAATCCTCTTCGATTTCGGTTGCGTTGTGAATGACTTCGAGCGTCTCGAGCAGGGAGGCGCAGAGACGGATAGCGTCGGTCGCAGACTGGATGTCGAGCAACGAGCTTTTTGAGAGAAGAGCGTCGGATAGGGCGGTCATAACCGCCTGACAGCCGCGAGAAATTTCGGAACGCGCGGTGGAGAGGTCTTCGGATGCCAAATCGCCGGTGATGGCGTGGCTTACAGCGAACGCGAGGTCGCATGTCCTCAGTTCGGAGGATGGTGTGGCTTGCATGGCAAGACTCCTAAGGATTGTGAATGGAGCCTCGCGCCACTTTCTGACGGTGGTGAGCGAGGCACTGCGGGGTCAGAAAACCGTCCCTTAGGAAAACGGCCAGCACGAAGCTGCCCGCAGGCCTCACCCATGAAGGTGATGCGCGCACAAAAAATCCGCTCGGTCGAGTGAACGAAAGGCGGTTATGTGCGCCTAAGGTGTCATCCGGGTTTCTGACGCCCGATCACGCTTTTTACTCGCGTGACGGAGTGATTATGCGACATGAGGTGTTCTCCTGTCAACTCTAAAATGGCGGCAGGGACATGCCAGAGGAGCCGCGCGAACATGGCACGGCTCTCTCCGGAGAAGGCGTCACGCGATTTTGTTCTTAAGCGCACCCAGCCGCTCATCGACGATCGCCAGAAACTTTTGGCACTCTTCAAGCGCGGCGGAAAGTTCGGCCTGAGTCGGCTCGAACCGGATCAGAAAGAAGCGGGCCTTTTCCCACGGACCGATAAGGCGCGGATCGTAGCTGACGAAATCCACCCACTTGCGGCCAGTGCAAAGGAGCTGCACGAGCATCTGCGGCTTGTACTCTTCTGGAACAACGCCTTCAGCCACGCGGGCAAGGTGCTTTTGCGAGGAGTACGGGCACTTGATCTCGAGCAGGCCATCAGCACCGACAAGCCCGTCCGGGGACGCGCCGAAGTAGCTCACCGACGGGTGCGGGATGAAGCCGACGAGGTCCACGAGTTCGCCTGTGCGCTCCTCGTACACCTCACGCGCCTCGTCCTCATGGTCAACCCCCCATTGCATTGCGGCCGTGGTGCCGATGCCTTCGCACTGCCCCGTCACGCGCTCACAGATGAGGGTTTCGATCAAGGCCTCATAGGCCGCCGTGGGCTTGCCGTCCTTGCGGCGGTTGAGCACGGCCGCGGCGCGGGATGCCGTCAGACACCCGCACCGATCGTGGAACCACGCGGCTGTGCGCTGTAGCGGGTTACCCGCAACTTCGACTTCGGTCATTACTCAGCCCCCTTATCGGCCTCGGTAGCCATTCGCTTCAGCTGGTCGTGCCACCCGCTCGTGGTGAGAGCGCGGCGCGCGTCACTGCCGAGACCCTTCCAGAAGGCCGTATAGCCCTGCATGCCGCAGGACGCTGCGTGCTTTGCAGAGTCGACAAGTTCTTGCGTCAGTGCCTGCTCGGCCTCCTGCCTGCGGCCTGCGCCGGCGCCGTCATCATCGTCGTCAGCGGCAATGCCAAGGAAACTCGCAAGAGAGTATCGGCAGGCGTATGTGCGCGCGCTGCCCATGGCCTGAGCGGCGTTGCCGCCCTTTACCGCCGTGATCGGCATGAAAAGTTTGCCGCTCGTCAGAGTCTCGCCCTTGTGACAGAGCAGGGTCTCGACCGTCAGGCCGCCGTCTGCCGCTTCAACCTTCTGGCACAGAAAAATCCCGTGACGGTTGAGAGCAGGTCGCGTGGCCGCGAGGATTTCATCGAGCGTGGCGTACTTGCCGTAGTTCGCCTTGCCGTTCTTCCGGACGGGGCCGAACTCTGACTGCGCAGCGGCAAGCGCGTCAAAGATGGTGGGGGCCGCCTTTGCCTCGGCGGCGGGGGTTGTGTCTGTCATGTCTGTTCCTTAAAGCAATGGGAGAATTTCGGATGCTGCGGCAGCGAGGACCGCGGCGAAGATGGCGAGCGTGATGAGGACTGGGCTCCAGTGCTTCACGTGCGCCCAACGCGCTTCTCTCTGGCCGATCTTCTTGCGCAGTTCCCTGTTGCGTAGCCACTTCGCCATTGCGGGGTCTGTGTCGAACAGGTCGTCAAGGTCTTTCATTTTCCGCAGTCCTCAGGAAAAAGTTCTTGGTAGAGCTCCAGCACGGCGTCGCGCTTTTGCGAGAGCGCATCATCGAGCTTGACGAGCTCTTCTTTCGCCTTTTCTTTCTGGCCTTTCTCGACCAGGGAGACGGCTTTCTTCAGAGCGGCCTTTTCGCCCATTGCCCACCTGCACCTGAGGAGCAGGACTCCAAGTCGCGTGTTCATATGTGTCTCCTAGTAGCCGGGCATGTGCATGAGCACAGCCAGCATCCATAAAAAAACCGCCACGAAGGCGGCCATGGTCAACGGCGTGTCGCCGTGACGGTCTGGCGTTTTGAGCCAGTCAGGCAGCTTTCGCATGCTTTGCCTCCCTCACCGTGGCAACGAATCGGGTGAGGTACCTCACCAGCTCCTCAGCGTCGGATCTCGACGCGCTCACGTTCACGTACGCGTTGAGGTTGTCTACCGTTAGGCCGCCGTAGAAATTCCATCTAATCGGCGTATAAGACAGATCAGCCTTTACGCCTCGCGGGTCAAGCTCGCGCCGGATTTCCAAGATGCTGTCCTCAACGCGATCGAGCGGGATGCCCATGACGGCCGCGTACGTGCCGCCGTAGCGCTGAAAGCACGCCTCAACCGTCGAACCGTCGAGGGTGCGAAGATAAAACCGAGGCTCGCCGTCGATAAAAAGCGGCGTCTCTTCCCAATCAACAACAACTCTTTTCATCTCAAGCCTCCTTTGCCTTGCGGCGCGCCTCTTCAATCAGCGGCCAGTCGGTCTCGAAAAAATCTCCCTCAACGCGCTCGGTGTCATCGTCGCTCACGTCCTCGTCGCAGCACACGCGCTCGACGAGCTCATAGGCCTGGTCTTCGTCGAGGCTGTCGAACGCGCAGTCTTCGATCAGGTCTGCGATGCGGCCCTCCGCCCTCTCGCGGCACTCGGCCAGCTCGCGCGATGAGCGTCTGTCTTCTGGCGGCTCGCGCCACCATGCCGGCTCAACGTAGTTCATGACTGCTCCCAGAAAAAAGAAAAGCCCCCGATTTCTCGGAGGCCCAGATACGAAAAAGCCCGCGCGAGGCGGGCCTGTGTGAATTGACGCGCAGCTCAAATTTTCTCGTTGATGCCGAGCTGCTTAGAAATGTCAGTGCTTGTCGTGGTTGATCGAGTTAAGTAGCACGACGCCGGCAACAAAGGCGGCTAGAAGTACAGCCGCAAAGAGGATCCACGTGGTCATTTGTTCTCCTTATACGTCAGATAAGCCGCGCCAAGGAAGGCGAGGATTCCAATAACGATTCCAATCTGGACGCCTTGAAAGATTCCAACGGCCAGACTAGCCACGCTTGATTTCTCAAGGAAATCAGTCAGGCGCTTGACAAGCGCGTGTTTCTGTTGGTCTGTCATCTTCATTATAGGTTCTCTTGTTTGCCTTTTTGTTGCGGTTTGCCACGAGTCGCAGGCAGGCCTCATTCTAATAAAAAGCCCCACACAAAGCCCGACGGTCAACGCCCGGAGCGGGGGATGGTCAAAGAGATTGCGCGAAGGTGTAGGCCTGCTCGACGGCGGCCTGATCGTCAGCGCCAATTTGCTCGAGGTACGCACCGTCGCACAGCGCGTCGAGCACGTCGCCACGATCGGCGCGCTCGCCGTTCGCCTCGGTGCAGCCTTCGACGACATCGATGAGGATGCGCTTGGCTTCTTCGGTGAGGTCCGACTGGTCGATCTTGGTGGTCACTTCGGTGATGTTCAGCATGATTTGCTCCTTGAAAAAAACCACATCAGCCCTCGTCGCCAAGGGCTGAAATTGGCCTTCTCCCTCATCAGGTGCGATCATCAAGGCGTCAGACCACCAGTTTGACGTTCGATAAACCACAACCTGAAGAGGGAGAAAGTGAACCCGATTACTACACTCACATTTACTGGGGCGGACGGCAGCAAATACCGTTTCTCCGTCTATCCGAAAAACATCAGAGTCAACAGCGGCCCGGCCCTGTACTCGTTCCTCAAGAGAACCGACGGGAAGTACTACGTTCTCTACATAGGGAAGTCGGAAGACCTCGCGCAACGACTATCGGATCACCATAAATGGGATGAGGCCGGCAGACTCGGATTTGAGTTTCTTGCTATCTGCCGTGGCGTTCGAGCGGGCGATCTTGAGGCTGCCGAGGCAGCCCTGATTCGCCAGTACCGTCCTCGGTGCAACGAAGTGGTTCCCCGCTGACGGGGGAGACAACAGCCCGATATGCCGTGAACGCTGCGAGGAGCCCGTAGATTTCTGTGAGTTCCTCGAGCGTGTCCGGCGTCACGATCAGCTTTCGGTCGATGATTTCGATTTCCATCGTTTTCTCCTTTAAAAGACCCACAGATGCGCCCGCCGAAGCAGGCGCATCAATTGGCCTTCTCACAGTCGTCCTGCCGTCGCACCCAGATGGGGTCTATACGCTTATGGGCTCAGCGCCCCGGCAGGAGTCCGATCCGCTCCTCGCGTCCCGGTCTGGCTTCCGATTTGCCCCTCGGTAGCCACAGGGAAGAACTTTCGGGGAGCGCTGGTTGCCTTTTGGTTGCATCAGTTGCTCAACCGATTGACAGAATAGTAGCAACTGATGTCACGAATGTCAACAAAAGCTAAACGCGGCGATGTTGACAAATGTCAACCTGCGTCAACTTTGCAATAAAAAAGCCGCACGGCGGCGGCTTGAGAAGTGGGGATTGTTGGCGGGTTTTAAAGTGGGCCGGATCGCTCGATTGCGCGACCGTAGATTCGGAAGTAGTCCGACTCCTGACGGTCGGGCGAGATTACTTCGTCGCTGTAGCGTTCCTCGTTGTCAGAGTGAATGACGAAGCTTCCGTCAGCTCGCCTGTAGAGGCGCTTAATCATCAGGTCGTCGCGCAGTGAGAAGGCATAAATTGCGCCGTCTACGAGCCGCTCGTTGCGTTCCACGATGAGAACGGTGTCGCCGTTGTAGAGTGTCGGCTCCATTGAGTCGCCGACAACTTTGATGCGACGGCATTGGTCGGGCCGTATCTGCAAACGCTGAAAGAATTCGATCCTATACAACGCCTGCTTTGGGTTTTGGCAGACCTCCCAGGTAGGCGGGTTCTGCGCGCCGGCACCAAAGTCGATGTTGAACTCTGGAACTTCGACATAGCCTTCGGGGATGGGGTCTCCGGCAGCGTAAACGCCAACAGAGCTACCAGCGGCTTGTGGATCTTTAAGGCAATCGGCCGAAGTGCCGAAGAATTCGCATAGCTTTGCGAGGTTTGTGCCCTTGGGGTCGCTTGCCCCGGATGTCCATTTTTGAACGGCTTGTCTCGACACGCCGATGGCTTGAGCTAGGTCCGCCTGCGTCATGCCTTTTTTCGCCATGAACAAGTTGATCTTGTCGTGCATTGCCATCTTCTTCCCTCCTTTTCCTTCAGGGTATCAACAAGAAGAAAATTTCGCACGCACCCCAATTTAGCATTTGTTGCCTTGTCGTGCTACTATTCAGTGGCATCAATTGCATTAATACAACGAGTGCAACCATGAAGAAGGCAACCATCAACCCGATCGATGCGGCTCTTGCCGCCACCGGAGGTACGCAGGCGCAACTTGCCCGTGCCATTGGTGTAACCCCCGCCGTCGTTACGGCATGGAAGGCACGCGGCTATGTCACGCAAAAGCACCTGAGAAAAGCGTGTGAAGTGACGGGGCTCCCCGCGAGCATCCTTAATCCGTTCATTCCCGCACCGCTCGAAGTTCCCCAGAGCAAAGCGGCCGCTCAATAGGTTCGGCCGAAGGGTGGCGCGTATGCCGTTCGAAAATCTCATAGATCAGAAAGCCATCTTGCGCAGACGAGACCTGTCGTCGACAGAAAAGCTCGTCGCTCTTGTGGCGCTGTCTTTCCGAAATGCTTCTTCCGGGCGTTGCGATCCTCCCGTAGAGTCAGATGATCCAAGCGCCGACACGATCTGCGGTCTGTCGGGTTTCTCGCGGCCCTGCGTCAACAAGGCGCTTGCGTCGCTGGAGGCCAAGGGCATCATTAAAAGAACGGCCAGAAGCGCGCGCCCCTCTCAGATCGACTTCACTCTTAACACCCGTAACGACGTTACCCGTAACGAGGTTACCCGTAACGAGGTTACCCCTTACCCGAAACCTGGTTACGGGTTACCCGTAACGACGTTACCCCAAACAGATAAGTACAGAGAAGAACAGATAACTTCTGTCGCGCCCGCGTGCCCGACCGTCGACGACATCCCTGCTGATGTCTTCGGGCCTGATCCCGACATCAGCAATCCGCCCGTGCTGGCTCCCGTTGCCGACAAGGAGAAAAAGCCCAAGCGAGCGACAGAGACTCGCGGCAAGCGCCTCGACGTCACTGAGCTCACCCCCGAGTGGATCGCCGCGTGCAAAAAAATCCAGCCGACTGTAGATCCGCAGAAGGTCTTCGAGAGCTTTTGCGACTACTGGAATTCCGTTCCCGATTCACGGGGTCGCTACAAGGACTGGCTCTGCGTTTGGCGCAACTGGCTGCGACGCATGCGCCGCGACGAGGTTGAGCGCATGTCCGCCGGAGCAGGCTCTGACGCACAAAAAGCCCAGCCCTATTTCAGTGCTCAACCACACCCGACATCACAGCTCTTGCAGGCTGGCGCGTGGTTCAGGAAAAAGACCGCCCCGGCCATGGCGGCCAACGCCGTCGAGGATGCGCACGAGGCTGAGATGTACGAAGTCCTTCGCAGGGAGGCAGGATGGAAATGATCCCAGAGATCGATTTCTTCAAAGACAAAACCATCAGCACGATCCGCTTTAACCTCGTCGATCGCGAGTACTTCTACCAGCTCACAAACGAGTATCCCATCATCGACGAAACGCTTGACGTGATCGTAGACGCTCAGGACGCGTTGCCTGATGCTGACTTTTCGTTCTGCAAGGGAAAGCACGTTTGGATCGATGCGGGCGAGAGCAACTATCGGCGGGCGTGCCTGCTCTGGAAGCTTTTGCTTAAAACCGAAAACGAGCCGGCTGTGATTTTTGCCTCATCCCCAAAGGGACTGACGGTCTTCCAGCCCGCTGAGCACATAAGAAAGGAGTTCACTCGTGGATAACAACGGTGTGTTTCAGATGCTGGATCAGCAGTTCGCGCAAGAGTATCGAGCGCTTGATCCGCATCTTCTTTTGCGCAAGCCGTCTGCTTTCGAAGACGGCATGTGTTGCATTTTTGAGGGCAAGCGTGACGGCGAACCCTTTTACCTCGCACCCGGCCTTCAGTTCCGCCCGGGCGAGGTAACGCTCTGGGGCGGCATAAATGGCCACGGGAAAAGCCTGATCACGGGGCAGCTCGCGATGCAGCTGGCTGAGAAGGGGGAAAAGGCGTGCGTAATGTCGCTGGAAATGGCTCCGGATCGAACGCTTATGCGCATGTGCCGCCAGTGGCTCGGGCACTTCCCCAAATCGGTTGGCGAAATCCACACCTTTGTGAACCGTTTCGAGGAGCTGATCCGCATCTACGACTACGTTGGCGCGATCGATCTTGAACTGCTGTTCGGCGCCGTGGTCGTCGCCAAGAAGATGTACTGCTCGCACGTTTTTATCGACAACCTGATGCGGTGCACCGGGGCGGAAGACGACTACGCAAGCCAAAAGTTTTTCGTGCAGGAGCTTTGCTCTCTGGCGCGTCGACTCAAGATCCATATCCATCTTGTGCATCACGTGCGCAAGGGCAAGGACGAGGCCGAAGAGATCGGAAAATTCTCTTTCAAAGGGTCGGGGGCGATTGTCGATCAGGTAGACAACGCAATCCTCATCCAGCGAAACCGCGTCAAGGAAAAGCGGCGTCTTGACCGCATTCTTACGCCAGCTGAAGACCACACGGAGGGCGACAGCGTCCTTCGAATCGTCAAGCAACGCAACGGGGATTTCGAAGGAGATATTCCTCTTTGGTTCAACGCCGAATCGGCGGCTTTCTGTGCAAGTCCCGATCGTCGCACGCCCTGGGAGGTGAAGGCATGAAAGCCCCGCTTTTTGTTGAGGTTTATGGCTGTACCGACGCGGGCAAGACGCGGCCTATCGAAGGGACAGTAAAAGTCGGCGAAGAATTAGCGATTTGCGTAGGCCCGGGAAAAGATGAGCGAGGACTACTCGCCATGCTCCGAAACGTGTTGGCCGCCATGCACTTGTCGAACGCGATCGGGTTGTCCCGGTACGACGTTGCCTGCGCTGTTAAAGAAGCGCTCGCCGACGGCCTCCGTGACGAAAGATGCATCAGCACTGTGGTCCGCGCCTGCATGCTCCATACGCCGGGGCCGAAAGACAACGGGCAGCCCCGGTTTGCCGCGTGGTTCGCTACTCCAGATCGTAATGAAGGAACGAATACGCCCCCTGGCCCGGACGAACGAGCATCAGGTCATACATGCTCGCCGGCCGATTCTTCCCGACGGGAAGATCAGGGCGACGCGTAAAAGACACGATGCGTTTGAGGTTCCAAAGCATGACAGTTCGTTCTTTGCCGTCTTCAACGAGAAATGCCATGAGGCCATCTTTGGCTTCGTCATCCGGGGAACACATGCCGGGACACCGAACAAAGTATTTTCGACCGCTCTCCGTCGTGATTTCATAGACGGATTGGTCGTTTGACGGAACTTCGAAATGAATCATTTTTCCTCCGTGAGTTGGTTGATGGTTGTGTTGGGGAACACGCCTCAATCATCTCACGGGGGCAACCGAATGGAAAAAAAGTGACTATCGACAGAAGACAAGACGCCTACGACGAGGGACGCAAGGCCGCTCTCGCGGGACACTCGCTTACGCAGCATCGCACGCTTTACAGGCGCAGCGCCGAGCTCTGGACGCGTTTTCAGCTCGGATACCTCGATACTGTCCGCGATCTGCGCCGCGCTCAGGCGCAAAAGGAGGCCAAGCATGGGTAAGTCTCAGCGGACGAAAGGCGCCGCAGGGGAGCGCGAGGTGTGCCGCATTCTCAACGAGGTCTTGGGCGTGGATGCGCACAGGAACTTGTCTCAAACCCGTGACGGCGGCACCGACATCGCCGTCGGGCAATTTCGCATCGAGTGCAAGCGCCGCGCCCGTATCGGGTGCATTTACGACTGGATGGCGCAGAGCGAGGCGGCGTGCACCGAGCCGAGTCAAATCCCCGTCGTCATGGCCCGCGCCGACGGCCAGGGTTGGATCGCCATGGTGCGGCTTAACGATTTTTGCCGCCTTATGGGTAACGAACTTTAGGGAGATTCCTATGGCCAAGAAAAAACAACAGGGAGAAAAGGATGTCTTCAAAAAAAAGGACTTCGTCTCAAGCTACCTCCCGCCCACAGCTACAGAAGTGCTCGTTGAAGCCGCAAAGGCCGCAGCAAAACTGCCAGAAGACAGCTTTGAGCGCAAAAAGCTCATCGAGGACGCAATCGCTCGGGCCCGCGAGCTCAGCCCCGAGCGCTTCCGTCGAGAGGACAGAGATGGTGGCCGTTAGCGCAGCAGGCATTCGCATCGGCGAGGACTCTGTCTTCGTCCGGTGGACCGACCACGAAGTCGATCATGTTCTGGCCCTGCGCGAAGAGGGCTGCGCGATACGAGAAATCGCGCGGATTATGGACATGCCGAAATCCACCGTCTGGGCCCTGTGCGCGGGGATCATCCGCGGCAAATTGCCAGCACGATATAAGAGGGTGAAGCGATGACTGACAGCAAGAAAAAGCCCGCCCGCCCGGGCTCTGAAAACTTGGTGACGATGCGGGAGAGAAGCAAGGAAGAAGCAAGGGCCTTGGGCAAGAAAGGCGGCATCGCCTCGGGCAAGACTCGCCGTGAGCGCAAGACCTTCAGGGAGCTCTTTAACGTGGCCCTTGCGGCCCGCAATGAGCAGCTTGGCTGCACCAACGCCGAGGCCATCGTGGCCGCCATGATCGGCACGGCTCTGGACGGGGACACCAAGGCTTTCTCGGCCATTCGCGACACCATCGGCGAGAAGCCCGTCGAGATGGTCACCAAAGCGCTGTCGGGCGATGTCACCTTCAAGTGGGGCGAGAAAAAAGACGAATGACAGAGATCGTAATCCCGTACCAGCCGAGATTTCCGCAGGACGAAATCCACCGCCAGCTCGAGTCGCACCGCTTTGCCGTGCTGGTGGCGCATCGACGCATGGGCAAAACGGTTCTGGCGGTCAACCACCTCATCAAGCGCGCCATCGTCGACGGCAAGGAGCGCGGCTTTTACGCCTACCTTGCGCCCTTTCGCATTCAGGCCAAGGCCATCGCCTGGGCGTACCTCAAGCACTACACGGCCCCTATCCCAGGGCTCAAGGTCAACGAGGGCGAACTCAGTATCGTTCTGCCCAACGGTGTGACCATCCGCATCTTCGGCGCCGACAACCCCGACGCGCTGCGCGGCCTGTACTTCGACGGCGTCGTGCTCGATGAGGTGGCTCAGATGAAGCCCGAAGTTTGGGGCGAGATTCTCCGCCCGGCTCTTGCAGACCGTGGGGGCTGGGCCGTCTTTATCGGCACACCCAAGGGCGTCAACCTCTTCTCCCAGACGTACGACAAAGCGCTCGAGCTCATGGGAAAAGGTGATCCCGAGTGGGTGTCCATGCTCTACAGCGTCGAGCAGACGCACGTGATACCCGACAAGGAGCTTGAGGCCCTGCGGCAGGAAATGAGCGAGAACGAGTTCAGGCAGGAATTTCTGTGCGACTTCAACGCCGCGGCGAACAACGCACTCATCAGCATCGACGACGTGCGCGCTGCAGCCGGTCGACACTACGAAGAAAAGGACTACGCCTTCGCGCCGCGCATCATGGGTGTGGACGTGGCTCGCTTTGGCGACGACGCAAGCGTCATCTTTAAGCGCCAGGGCCTTGCGGCCTTTGAGCCTATCGTCATCCGCAAGTTCGACACGCAGGCCGTGGCCGACCGCGTGGCAATCGAGATGGTGGCTTTCAAGCCTGACGCTGTTTTCATCGACGCGGGTGCCGGTGCCGGGGTTATCGACCGCCTTCACCATCTCGGGATGGACGTTACTGAGGTGCCCTTCGGCGGCCAGGCCGTGGACCCTCAGCATCACAACCGCAGGATGGAGATGTGGTGGGGTGTCCGCGAGTGGCTCCGATCAGGCGGCGCGATTCCTCCGAGCGTGCAGTTGCAGGCAGACCTTTGCGCGCCAACGTATGGCTACACACCCGCAGGCAAGAAGATTCTCGAGCCAAAGGAAAAGATCAAAGAGCGCATCGGACGCTCACCTGACCTTGCCGACGCTCTTTGCCTGACCTTCGCCGCCCCCGTGCGCCCCGCCATCGATCGCAACCTCGAGCGCCAGATCTGCGGCGATCGTCACCATGAGTGGGACGCGGACGACGAGTTTGACCGCGCTTGGCGGCGGTAAGTGTCCATAGACGAGGCGCAAACCATGGGAGGATGCGCTCATGAAATTTGAAGTCATTTCGCCACTGGAAGCCACGCGCACATGCCGCGATCTCATCAAAGAGAACTTCGCCGAGTCGGGCATGCGCGGCACCAAGCTCAAGCTGCAGGAAGAGTTCTATCGGTCCCTCGCGGGCACGCCGTCTTTCTGCATTGTGGCCAAGGTAGGTGCCGAGCCGGTGGGCCTTGTGTGCGTTCTCATCCTGCGGCACATGCACACGGACGAGTGGATCGCCACGAACGACACGCTTTTCGTGTCCAAGCCTTGGCGTCCGACGGGCGTCGGCGGCCGACTCTTCATCCGGGCCGAGCGCCTGGCCTACGAGCGGGGCGCAACCACTTTCCAATGGCAGACGGATGAGGATTCACCGCTTGATGCCGCCTTGGCGCGGCGTGAGCATTTCGAAAAACAGGTAACCTACTTTAGGAAATTGCGTCATGGGTAGCAGCGTTTTTGGAGCCATCACGGGCGGCCTTCTTGGCACGGTCGAAAGTCTTTTGGGCATGAAGCAGTCTCGGGATCAGAAGGAGCTCGCGGAAAAGCAGCTCGAGCTTCAGCGCCAGACGGCGCAGCAGGAAGAGCAGACCCGCAATAAAGCGAACCAGCGCCAGCCCGACCTCGATTCGCTGTTGCGGTCCAACACGTCCAGTGGCATGGGGAGCACGTCCCTGACGGGCACCGCGGGCGCGCCTATTGACCCGACAAAGCTGGGCAAGGGCAATAGTCTTCTGGGCGGAGGCCTGTAACCATGCCCGTGACGGATCCCAAAAGCGTACGCCAGCGCTTCCAGGAGCTCAAGGACCAGCGGAGCCAATGGGAGCCGTTATGGCAAGACATCCGCGATTACGTTGTGCCCGATCTCGGAGTCTTCCCCGGCGAAGAGCAGACCGAAGGCGGCAAGCGCTACGCGCGGCTCTATGACGCCGAGGCAACGTGTTGCGCCGACATTCTGGCCGCTGGCCTCTTGAGCGGCGTCTCCTCGCCCTCTCGCCCGTGGCTCAAGCTCACGACGATGGACCCTGACCTCGACAAAGTGCCGGGCGTCAAGGAGTACCTCGCCGAGCTCGAGCACCGAATGCTCCTGCGCTTTGCCAAGGCCGAAGCGTACAACGCGCTCCATCAGTCCTACGTTGAGCTTGCCGCTTTCGGGCAGGCCTGCACCATTATCAAGCCGCACCCGAGCCGCTTGCTTGCCTTGCAGAACCTGACCGTCGGCGAGTACTGGCTCAGTGCCGACCCGTACGGTACGGTCGACACGATGTACCGCAGGTTTCGCATGACCGCCAAGCAGATGGTTCAGCAGTGGGGTCTGGACGAGGTGTCATCCCAGGTCAAGTCCGCCTACGAGGCCGACCCGTTCAAGCGCTTTGATATCGTCCACGCCATTGAGCCGCGATGGGACCGCGACGAGGCCAAGCGCGACAAGCTCAACAAGCCATTCAAGTCGATCTACTTCGAAGAGGGACAGGACGATTCGCTCCTCTCTGAGTCGGGCTTTGATACCTTCCCCGTCATGTGCCCGCGGTGGATGACGTGCGGTCCTTCGGTGTACGGCCGCGGCCCCGGCGCTCGGGCCCTGTCGGCGAGCAAGTCTCTGCAGCGACTGCAAAGCCGCCTCGCCACGCTCGTGGATTACCAGACGAACCCGCCGCGCAGCTACCCCGCCTCATACAAGGGCACGCTCTCCGAGTTTCGGCCCGGGGGACTTATCCCCATCACGACGCAGGACCAGCCTGCGCTGCGCGTGGCCTGGGAGCCTGCGGGCGACGCCAATGCCGTGCAGGCCCTCATCATGGCCCGCAAGCAGGAGATTCAGCGTTACTTCTTTGCGAACGTTTTCCAGATGATCGCCGCCAGCGCGGGCGATCAGCGTACGGCCACGGAAGTGCAGGCTCTCGAGCAAGAAAAGGTCTTGCTCCTCGGTCCCGTGCTCGAGCGCCTGCACTCCGAGTTGCTCGATCCGCTTGTCAGCACGACCTTCAACTTGATGGTCGAAAACGACGAGCTTCCCCCGAACCCACCAGAGGAACTGCTCAATCGCAACCTCAGCGTCGAGTACATCAGCGTCTTGGCCAAGCAACAGAAGAACGCCAGCATGCAGGGCATCGTCAATGCGGTCACGCAGATCGGCGCTCTGGCGCAGATGAATCCGACGGCTCTCGACAAACTCGACACCGACGCTGTGATCGATGAGCTGGCGGATATGAATGGCGTGCCGCCCTCGCTCATTGTGGCCGGCCAAAAGCTTGCCCTTATTCGTCAGACTCGCGCCGAGCAACAGCAGGCCTTGGCTCAGCAACAGCAGTTTGCCGAGGCCGCCAAGGTGATGAAGGACGTGGGATCCGCAGCCGACTCACAAGGGCTCCAGCAGGCCTTGGCCGAGCCCGCTTACTAATGGTGTCCATACAGGGAGCAAGACATGGATCAGACTTTGCCGCAAGAAGAGGGCATCTTCGCCGAACAGGAGCGCATCAAGCTCGAAGCCTTGGAGGCCAAAAAGCGCGAGGGGCTGCTCGACGCGGACCTGCGTTCTGTCCTATCCACAACCACGGGACGCAGGGCGCTCAAGTGGATCCTCGATCAAACGGGCTTGTTCGAGTCGGTGAGCTCCACAGATCCGACATCGATGGCGCTTCTTTCCGGACGCCGCGATGCGGGCCTTGCGATCGCACGCCGCCTGCAAAGCGTCGATGAATCACTCTTCTACCAAATTTTCAAGGAGTCCGATAGGTGACTGAAGAAATCGCAACCACCGAAGCGCCGGCAACTGAAGTTGTCGAAGACGGCATCGGTGTTGAAGCTCCCGCCCAAGCCCCTGCGGCTGAAGGCACCGCTCCCCAGACCGCGCCCCAGACCGAGGCTGATGAGGCCGGCATCGGGGCAGAGCCAGAACAGCAGGCCGCTCCTGCGGCGGCCGAGTACACCACGGACGGGATCGAATTGCCCGAGGGCATGGAGCTTGATACGAAGGCCGTGGGCCAGCTCGCCGATGTGTGCCGTGAGCTGAAGGTTTCGCCAGAGGCCTTCCGCACCATCACGGCCAAGATGACGCCCGTTCTCGCTGCCCGTCAGGCTGAGCAGTTGGGCGAAGTGCGCAAGGCATTCTTGGCTCAGGGTCGCGCCGACAAGGAAATGGGCGGCGTGAACTGGGCGGCAACTAAAGCCACGGCCGGCAAGGCCTTCGCCAAGTTCGTCGACCCTGAGACGCGCAGCCTCTTTGTCAAGCTTGGCCTGGATTGTCACCCGGGCGTGATCCGCGCGTTCAAGCGCATCCAGGAGTCCGTCTCCGACGACGTGGTCGTGCGCGGCGAGACGGCGGCACAGCGCGACGTGCTCAAGAACTTCTACGACCATTCGGACATGAACTAATTATTAACCCTAACCAGCAAGGTGAAAAATGGCTGTTCTCACTTCCACGAAGTACGCGACGCTTGCTGATTTGGCCTCTCGCCTTGACGGCGAGGGTCGAATCGCTCCGATCGCTGAAATCCTCAACCAGCAGTTGCCCATTCTGAATGACTTGGGCTTTGTTGAATGCAACAAGACCGACGGCTACCTGCACACGATTCGCACGGGTCTGCCCACCCCGACGTGGCGCAAGCTCTACGGCGGCGTGCAGCCCTCCAAGTCCACGACCGCTCAGGTCACGGACACGTGCGGCAACCTCGAAGCCTACGCTGAAGTCGACAAGGATATTGCCGATCTGAACGGCAACACGGCCAGCTTCCGCCTCAGCGAAGACCGCCCCTTTATCGAATCCATGGGCCAGACCATGGCCGAGACGATGTTCTACGGTGACACCACCAAGAACCCCGAGCGCTTCACTGGTATCGCGGCCCGCTACAACCGCCTGCCCGGTGCGAAGGCTCCCGCCTCCTCGCGCAACGTGATCAGCTGCGGCGGCACGGGCGAGCACCTCACGAGCATCTACTTCATCAGCCACGACGTCTTCCATGGCATCTACCCGAAGGGCTCGAAGATTGGCCTGTCCAAGTCCGACAAGGGACAGGTGACGATCACCAAAGAAGACGGCTCGCGCTTTGAGGCTTACCGCACGCACTACAAGTGGCAGGCCGGCACGATCCTTGATGACTGGCGCGGTTGCGCCCGCGTGTGCAACGTGGCCCTGTCGGGCACGGCCACCACGGGCGACGCCTTGATCAAGGCCATGATCGAAGCCAAGAATAAGATCGAAGCCAAATACTTGGCCAAGCTCAAGATCTACGTCGCGCGTGACGTCAAGACCGTCCTGGAGCTCGCGGCTCTGGATAAGTCCGCTTCGTGCCTGTCGATCACCCAGGCAGCGGGCCAGTTCCAGACAAGCTTCTTCGGCATTCCCATCGAAGTGTGTGACGCGATCAGCACTTCTGAAACTCAGGTTCAGTAAGGAGGAAAACGATCATGCGCTTTGACGAAAACCTTTACACGAAGATGACCCTCACGGGCACGAGCGTGTCCTCCGATACGTTCGACCTCGGTGCCGCCGGCATTGCCGAGGGACCGGGCGTCTTTGTCGTGACCGTCACGACGAAGGCCACGGCCGCCACGAAGGTTGAGCTGCAGGCCTGCGACGACAACGCCACGTTCGCCGCCGTGGGCACCGCTTCTATTGCCGCCAACTCCGACGTCGGCACCCAGGCCGTCATCGATGTGCCGCCGGGCGTGGGCCGCTACCTCAAGCTTGTGGCCACGGGCACGAGCATGGGCGGAGCCCTGGAAGCGGGCTTTACGCTCGCGGCCACGTCGGCCAAGGGCATCGAAGACTATGCCGCAAACTAAGAGGGTGTGATCCTTCTATCTCGCAGGCCACGGCCTGTGTCGCGGGGGCCTGGTGCCCCCGTTTTCGTATGAGGTAAAAGATGGCTACTGTCGTCGACATTTGCAACCGCGCTTTGGTTCTTCTTGGTGACCGCGGCACCGTCTCTTCAATCGATCCGCCCGAGGGTTCGGCGCAGGCCGACCATTGCGCTCGCTTCTACCCGATGGCCCTGAAGGAAGCCCTGACAGCCTTCCCGTTCTCTTTCTCCATTAAGCGAGGCACCCTGCCGCGCTCTGCCACGGAAGTCGTGGGGGAGACCGACAAGTACGCGTTTGTCTTGCCGTCCGACTGCCTGTACCTCGTTGAGGCCTACTCGCAGGACAACTGCAACCTTCCCGTCGAGTACAACATTGAGCAGATCGGCGGCGTGCGATGCGTGATCAGCAACCAGCCTTCGATGTGGGCCAAGTACGTCTCGGGCGAAGTCAACGCTTCGACCTTTACGGCCTACTTCGAGTCGGCCCTCACGCACCGTCTGGCGGCGTTTCTGGCGGGGGCGTTGATGCCCGGCTCAAGCGGAATCAGCCAGGCGCAAGATCAGCTCAAGCTCTACGAGTACGAGATCCAAAAAGCGATCGGCGCGGACGTGATCCAACAGCGCGTTCAGCACGAGCAGGTCACGATGCTGATGGGTGACTACACGGGCGATTTGACGGGAGGCGCCTATGTCTACGACTAAAGCCATCCAAGTCTCCTTTGCCGGCGGAGAGTTGTCCGAGTCCATGTACGGCCGCATGGATGACCAAAAGTACCAGACGGGCCTTGCCAAGTGCTCGAACTTTTTGGTCTTGCCGCAGGGCGTGGTCCAAAATCGGCCTGGCTTTTCCTACGTCAATGCCGCCAAGTACTCGGACAAGCCTGTGCGCTTGATCCCGTTTCGCTTCAACTCGGAGCAGACCTGTGTGATTGAGCTCGGCGACAAGTACGCCCGCTTTCACACAATGGGCGCGACGCTCTTAGCAGAGGGCGGGGAGCCTTATGAGATTGCCACGCCCTGGGACGCCAAAGACGTATTTGATCTGCACTATGTGCAAAGCAACGACGTGCTCACGTTTGTGCATCCGCACTACCCGCCCCAAGAGATTCGCCGTTATTCTTTGACGGACTGGCGCGTTGAGGCTCCCGATTTTGGCTTGAAGCTTGACGCGCCCAAGGGGGTGAGCGCCAGGCGCAAGACGAGCGCCGACAACGATAGCAACGCGGAAAAGTACGCGTTCGACTACAAGGTCAGCGCTCTGAATTCCGACAAGACGCAGGAGGGCCCTGCCTCCGAAAAGGTCACGGTGACCGCGAACCTCTACGCCACGGGCACCACGGTTGAGATCAGTTGGGAGGCCGTCGCGGGCGCGTCGTTCTACCGCGTGTACAAAAATAAGGGCGGGTTGTATGGCTACATCGGCGACACCGAGGACCTGTCCATCATCGACGACGGCATCGCGCCCGCGACGGACGTCACGCCCAGACGGCTTGACGAAGTCTTCAAGGCCGCAAACGCCATCACTTCTGTGACCGTCACCAACGGCGGATCGGGCTACCTTCAGAATCTGCACGGCGCAAAGCTGCCCGAGGTCTTTGCCTTGGACAAGCCCGACGAATGCTCGAGCTACTACGGCACGAGCGGCAACCCGCGCACGCTCCCCTTCATCGGGAACATCTCCTACCCCGGCAAGCCGCAGACCTCATACAGCGGAGACTGGTCGGGGCAGGAAATGTTCGACAAGACCCTGATTGAGATCGTCGACCTTGCCGGCACGGGTTCGGGCGCTCAGGTGTCGGCAACCTTCGAGACGGGGAAGGGAACCTACGAAGTGTCGGACTCAGTGGGAGGCTTCGACACTTACACGTACACCTATGCCACCGTTACGTCCGTGACGATCACCGAGGCCGGCAACAGCTACAAGAAGCCCGCTCTGCGCATCTACACGGAGTACTTCAGATATGGCGCTCTGGGCTATAAGAACTACAAGACCTACCGCTACACGTGGGAGCTCGAGCGCCTGGACACGGGCATCACCCTGAACGTCATCGACAGCACGGGGCGTGGCGCAGAGCTTGAGGCGCAGGTTGTAGACGGGGCCATCGCGAGCGTCAAGGTTCTCAAAGGCGGCGAAGGCTACACCGATCCTCAGATTCGGGTGATTTCCACAACCGGTACGGGCGCAGTCCTCGATCCCGTTATGTCGGAGGGTGGCAGCTACCCCGCCGCCGTGGGTTACTTCGAACAGCGCAAATGTTTCGCGGGCATGGCCATGGACCCGCAGGCTTTTGTGATGACACGCACGGGGACCGAGACCGACATGTCCTACTGCCTGCCTTACAAAGACGATGATCAGGTTTACGCGCGTTTGGCTTCCAATGAGTTCGACTCCATCGAGCACATCGTCAGCCTCGGGCAGATGATCCTGCTGACCTCTGGCTCGGTGGCCGTGATCAGCACGAAGAACTCGGACGCCATCACGCCCGATTCCGTGAACGCCGTGGTGCAGTCTTCCGTAGGAGCCACGACGGTGCGGCCCTTGGTGGTCAACAACGTGGTCTTGTATGTCGGTGCGGCGGGCGCTCACGTGTGGGAGCTCGGGTATCAGTACGAAAAGGGCGGATACGTGCCAGGCGACATGTCCCTGAGAGCGGCGCATCTTTTTGACTTCAAGACGATCGTCGACTCGGCGCAGTCGCGAAGCCCCACGCCCATCATGTGGTTTGTCTCCTCCGACGGCAAACTGCTGGGCATGACGTACATTCCCGAGCAGGCCATCGGCGCGTGGCATCAGCACGCGACGGACGGGTCTTTCGAGTCCTGCACCTCGGTGATCGAAGACGGCGAGGACCGCCTCTACTGTGTGGTGCGCCGTGAGATTCAAGGGCAGATCGTGCGCTATATCGAACGCATGAACTCGCGGCAGATCGTCAAGCTCGAGGATGCGGTCTTCGTCGATTGCGCGGGGCAGTACAAGGGGCCCGCCACAACCGAGATCAGCGGCCTGACGTGGCTCGAGGGCAAGACCGTTTCGATCCTTGCGGACGGCGCGGTGCGCCCGCAGCAGACGGTGGTCGACGGCAAGATCACCCTGGACGCGCCGGCAAGCGTGGTGCAGGTAGGTCTGCCGTACACGTCGGATCTTCAGACCCTGCCCGTGACGCTCTCCATCCCCGGGTACGGGACGGGCAACACGAAGAACGTGAGCCGAGCGTTCATCCGCGTGCGGCAGTCAAGCGGCATCTTTGCTGGCCCGTCGTTCGACGAAGCCGACATGGTCGAGCACAAGCAACGCACCACGGAACAGCCGGGCACGCCTCCGAGTCTTGTAAGCGGTGTCATCGACCTACAGCTCTATGGTAAGTGGACGGACTCGGGCGCGATCTGCCTGCGACAGAGCAACCCCTTGCCGCTCGAGGTGTTGAGTGTGACGTTAAAGGTCGACTACTAACCGTCCATAGAAGAGCGATCAGAGGGGGTACCTTCTTGGCAAACTCAAGAGGTACCCCTATGCCTTCCAATTTCACAGGCCTGACGCAATCGGGCTACTCTCAAATGACGCCCTACGGGGCTTTCCAAAACGTCGGCGACAGCATTGAGAAGATGCCAACGGGCGGCTCCGATTTCGTGCAGGGCATGAAATGGGGCTATGCGGGCTCGCAAGCCTCCGTCGGCGTCTTCGCGGCCTGGCACGAGGCTCGCTACCAAAGAAGCATCCTATACATGCAGGCTCAGCTTCAGGACATGCAGACCAATCAGCTCGACACCGCCGCCGATGATGCGATGCGTGCGGGCTACCAGCAGGCCGCTTCAATCTCTTTCCAGGCCGGCCAGGCCAAGGGCTCCCAACGCGCCAGCATGGGCGGCTCGGGTCTTCAGGTAGGTGTGGGCTCGAGCGCCCGAGTTCTGACGAGCATCGATATCGCCAAAGAGATGAATGTGAACCAGGCCTTGGCCAACGCCGTCACGGCCTCTTTTGGTTACCGCCGGGCGGCAACGAATTCGCGTGCCGAAGCCATGGCAATCCGTCAGACGGCCTCCAACATCAAGCCGTGGGCCGCGGCCCTCTCGCAACTGGTGAGCGCATCGATGAATGCGATGAGCATGAGCGGCTTTGGTGGCGGCTCGAGCGCAGGCTCTTCGATGGGCGGCAGTATCGACTTGAGCAATCTGAGCTCTGCGGCAAGCGACAACGGGCAGGCGTTCAGCATTGCCGGAAACTTCTCGTGGTGACGTAAATGGCAAACATGCAGGTACCTAATCCTTACTCCCAGGGAGTGCAGGAAACCCGTCCGACGGAGATGGGCCTTGTCTCCGCGCCCCTACAGAACAACCCCGCCAATGAGCGGGCGGCCGACTACGCCGCCCATCAGAAAGAGTTTGCGCAGGCCATGCAAAAGTACCAGGACGAGGTCGATCGTACGCGCGTGATGGACCTCACCAACCAACTCGACGACGTGGTGCAGGACCTTACCTATGGCGAGAAGGGCTACCAAAAGCTCGAAGGCGTCAATGCGCTTGAGCGCCCCGACGGCAAGAGTCTTGCCGAGGAAATGGACGATGGCTATCAGACCCGCGCCGCCGCCATCATCGCTAAGGCCGGTAATCAGAAACAGCGCATGATGATCACTGAGATTTCATCCCGCATGCGCCAGGGTCTGCGCGGCAACGTTGACGGATGGATGGTCCGCCAACAGCAGGCCTACACGGCCGCAGTTGAGGCAGACAAGCTCGAGCGTGCGGGGCGCAAGGCTCTCTCGACAGACCCCGCCGAGTCCGAATCGGGCTTTTATCTTCTGCGCGAAACCGTCAGCCAGCAGGCCAAACGCAAGGGGGTGCCCGCGGACTATGCGAGCGTACTCGGTCCTCTGCACCTCGAGCGTGCCGCCGACATCGTCGACGCTGAGGGATCGGACGCGGGCAAGTCCTACCTCAAGCGCTACCGTCAGGAGATGACGCCGGCGCAGATCAGCAAGCTCAACGACATCATCGACAGCCGCCGTGAGGCCGAAACGATCACGAACCTGACGGGAAACATCCTCTCCAAGGGCTACAGCAAGAAAGACGCTCTGGCGCAGGTTGACTCGCGTACCGCTCCCGAGATTCGCGGCAAGGTGCGCAAGCTTGTCGAGGATGCCTACGATACGGTCGAGGTTGCCCGCAAGGAGCGCGTCGACGAGCTGACGAACGAAATTTACAAGGCCTACGCCAACCGCCAGGCAATTCCAACCCTCGTCAAGCAAGAGCTCAAGGAGCTCGACCCGAAAAAGTACACCGAGCTCTTCGATGGTAACGGCGTCTTTTTGGAGTACGGCAAAGCGCCGGCGAACTCGGATTCGCAGACCCTTGCTTACCTCGAGGGGCTGGAGTGGGTCGACCCCGACGAATTCTCCCTGACCTCGCTCGAGCAGTACGCGCACAAACTGAGCAAGGCCGACTACACGCGCTTGCAGACCGTGCAGAAAAAGTACGGCAACAGCAACTACAAGCAGTTCCAAAAGGAGCTCAAGCTGCGCATGCAGATGGACAACATCGACCCGTCGACGCCCAAGGGCAAGAAAATCCTCAAGGCCGGCGAGATCGCCTACGATCAGGCGGCCGTCAACTACAAGGGCGGTATCCCCAAGGAACAGCGACAGGACATTGTCGCCACGATCTTTACCGAGACGCCCGGGTTCTTCAGCGACACGCCCATGTACTCGCGCATCCTTGAAAAGCCCGATCAGAGTGTCTCGCAGACGCTCATGGAATACAGGGCCGTCAACGAGCAGGGCGCAAAGGACTACTACGCCAAGCGCGTCGAAGGCTTCAAGGACATTACGGGCCTGGACAGCATGCCGACGTGGGAGAACCTCAACGACACGCAAAAGCGGGCCTTCATCTCCCTAGCCACAGGCTTTGGCTGGCCGTCGGATCTTTTCGAAGAGGCACGCAAGAAGGTGTCCGACTACATGCAAGAGGACGCCCGCAAGGGCATCTACCACAAGGTCGACAACCAGACCGTTGAGGCCATGCTTGTTTACAGCCTCTTCAAATCCAAGAAGGCCCCGCCCTCGGCCGTGGTCAAAGAAAAACAGAGCACCGAACAGGACTAAGTGATGCAAGAGATAAATGAATCTGTGGCGACCGACGGCGTCGATCAGATGCTGGTCCCCGAACCAAAAGCCCCTGAGCGCGAGTTTGACCCGTTCAAGTATCAGGAGCAAAAGCTGATCAGCCCTGCGGCAGACGCCATGGGCGCAGACGAAGCCAAGGCCGTACGCTCCCGACAGATTGCCAAGGATCTGGGCGTGTCCCGCACGGCCGTTGACCTGAATTACGACAACATGCAGACGCTGGCCGAGAAAGCGGACCGACGGCGTGCTCTGTCGCGTGCGCCGTCCGTGGCACGGTGGGCGGTCAAAAACCCGTACGACGCCGCCGTTCTCAAAACCGACATCGGTTTCTTTGAGGGCATTGAAAACGAGATCGGCCAGATCGGCTCGTCGATCTCCCGCGGCTTTCAGGTTGGCGATATGGTGGCCGAGCAGGGCGCGGATTGGGCGCGTCTTGGCAACGCAAAGCCGAGTGAAGATTTTCTCAAGGCCGACAAAGCGCGCGATCAGCGCATGCAGGATCTGACGGCCGGCGATGACGGCTTTTTCTTTTCGGCCTCGCAGGTCGTCGGCACGATGTACCGAGGGATGATTGAAGGCCTTGAGGGCGGCGCGGCAACGGCGGCCTTGGGCGGCGCGGCAATGGCTGCGGGTGCCATCCCCGTGGCGGGGCAGGCACTTGTCGGCGCGACCGCCATCGGGTCTGCCGCTTACGGCACGTATCTGATCGAGGGCGGGCTCAACCTGAAGGAGCAGTACGACGAGGGGGTTGACTACGACAAGGCACGCACCATCGCCACGGGCGTGGGCTTTGCCAACGCCCTGACGGAAATGGTTGGCCTGCACCTGCTGGGCAAGGCGGCGGCACCAGCCCTGCGGCCTTTGGTCAAACGATTTTCTCCCAAGACTGTCGCGTCCCTCGAGAACATCACTACCCTCGGCGCTCTGCGCGACGCGGCCAAGATGCTTGCCGTCGGCACTGGGCAGGAAGTGGTGACGGAAGTCATTCAGGAAGTTAACGCGATTGCAGGCGAAGAGCTTGGCAAAGCGTGGTCCGGAATCGACAGCGACCTGACGGCGGAGTCTTTCGTCGACCGATTGCGCGATGTGGCCGTGCAGACGGCCAAGGCCATGGTGGTACTCGGCGGCATCTCGGCGGGCCCGGCAATCGTGGCAAACATGAACCGCGTCCGTGTGGCCAAGCAAAACGCCGAAGCGTTGGGACGCATCCTCGACAACTACAACGCCTCCCAGGCGGCCAAGACCTCGCCCGAGGTGGCCGAGGAAGTGCTCGACTCGCAGGCCAAGGAAGCAGGCGCAGACACGGTGTGGATCGACGCGCAGAGCCTGCGGCAGACCATGATCGAGCTCAATGTCTCGGTTCAAGAGCTGCAGACCGCGTTCCCCGAGATGGCGCGCCAGGTCAACGAGCAGGCCGCCGTGGGCGGTGACGTGAGCGTGCCTCTGGCCAAGTTCGCCTCCAAGCTCGGGAGCACGAACCTCGGCCTGGCTCTGCGACAGCACGTGCGATTCAAGCAGGACGGGCTCTCAGAGTACGAGGCCGCGCAGGTTGAAACGGCATACAAGCAACTGAGAACCGACGCCATCAAGGCTGCGCTTGACCCGAACGCCCAAGAGGCGGCGTTGCCGACAGAACAGCAGGCACGCCGAAAGGCGGATCGCGACGCCATCAATGCCTTTAAGGCACAGATGAGCAACGGCCTTCAGGCCGCCGGCATGCGGCATAACGAGGCACGCACGCAGGCGTCCCTGGCCGCCAACATGGTGGCGAAGCTTGTCAACGACACAGGCATTCCCGCCGCACGCTTTATCGAATCGTACGCGCCGAGTATCGCCATCAAGTCAAGTGATGGCGGCGCTTATTACGATCCGTCAACCTTAAACCAAATCATCGGCCAGACGGGAGCAGAAAATTTGCGCGAGGCCGGAGGGACCACCCCTTATGCGCAGCTTGCTAGAGAGAGTCGGGAATGGGGCAAAACTCTTGACAAGATGAATGTCAAGCCGAGCCAGCCCGTTCTTATGCTTAAGCAAACGCCCTTAGTCATGCACTTGCTTGGGGCTCCCATCAGAGAGTTGCGTGTAGCTCCGCATGTTTTTGACGGTCTTTTCCCCGGGGATACCCGTGCCAACAAAAAGCATCACGTTCATGTCGAGATGACGAGGGATGTTCTGAGACAATTGCCTGAGGCATTGGCGAATCCCATTGCCATTTTTGAAGGGGATAGAGGATCCAACACGCTTGTTTTCATGTTGGATCTTAAGGATAAGGAAGGGAAGACTGTTGTGACTCCCGTGGCGATTAATGTCAACGGGCCGAAGGGAACCATTAACTTGGTCAAGACGGCGTTTGGCCGAGCAAAAGACGTGTGGTTTACTCTTCAGGGGCGCAACAACGCGGTGCGCTACCTAAACACAGAAAAAATAAAGCGTTGGAGACCGACATCCCGGAACAATCCCGTTTTCGCCTCCAACGCTTCATTTGCGACAGTGGAGAAGTTCTCCAATGCCGATGGCACAACTGTACTGACGGAAGCAGATCTTGTCAATTTGAAGGCGAAAAATCCTGATCTATATCAAAGGTCTGATGGCAAGCCGCAACAGCCTGCGGGTCGAGATGCTTCCACTCAGACGGTCAGAGGATTGTTTTCGCCCGCCGGCAATAGGATCGTCCTGACCCCCGATGCGGACCTCTCGACCTTCTCGCACGAGATGGGGCACTGGTATATGGCCACGCTCATCGATCTGGTGCGTACCGGACAGGCCAACGATTCGATCCGCGAGGACGTGACGGCACTCTTTAAGCAGTTCGGCGTCGCCGACGTCGCATCTTGGGACGCCCTTGGGCTTGAAGGCCAGAGAAAGTATCACGAACAATTTGCCTCGTGGGTTGAGCAGTACTTGGCCGAAGCGAAAGCACCCAAGGGCTTGAAGCGCTTCTTTATCAACCTGGGCAAGTTCATCCGTGACGTCTACCGCAATTTCACGGGCGGCGTCGTCGAGGCTACGCAGGAGCGCTACCGCGCCGAAATCGGCGAGGAGTTGCCGGCGCTCTCGGCCGAAGTGCGTCAGGTGCTCGACCGGATGGTGATGAGTGAAAAGGCCGTCAACGAATATCAGGCCGCCGAGTCTTTGCATCCTCTCTTTGACACCAAGCCGGCGGACATGTCTGAGGCCGACTGGCTTGAGATGCAACGGGCCCGCGAGCAAGCCGACGAGGAGGGCATGACCGAGATCGTTCAGCGCCGCGCCAAGGACGACAAGTGGTACGACACTCAGCGAGGCAAGCTCCTTCGCGAGAAGAACAAGGAGGCCAAGGAGTACCGAGCCAAGGTGCGAGAGAGTGTAGAGCGCAGTCTCAACGGGCGCAAAGAGTTCGTCGCGCTCGATATTCTGGCAAGCCGCGGCAAAGCCTTTGCTTTGGACAACTTCAAGTTCTCTGCCCGGAGCGTGCGTGAGCTGGGCTTTACGGAGCAGACCGTGGCAAAGCTGCGCACAATGGGCGTGATTGAAGACAGTGGAATGACTGTTGAGCAGGCCCGCGCAGCCCTTGAGCCCATGGCGCGGTTTTCCAGTGCGAAGGGGCTGATCAGGGGCCTTTTGTCGACCGAAAATCGGGAACAGAGGATTGAAGAGGAAACGACGCGACTGTGCCTGGCGCGGCGCTCGGACCTGTTCGACCCGCGTGAGATCGACCGCACGATCACGGCCGCCCTGCACAACGAGGCTCGGGCCCGCATGGTGGCCGCTGAGCTCAAGTACCTGACCAAAGACTTGACCAGCAACTCCAGAGTCTTGGCCGAGGCCGCACGCCGTGCCGCCCGCGACATCCTGGACCGCACGCCCGCCAAGGGTTTTACGCCCCGCGCGATGATGGCGCTCGAGTCGCGTGCTTCCCGAAAGGCTTACCAGGCCATCCGAAACGGCGACAAGGCCGCCGCCGGCGCATACAAGCGCCAGCAGTTGGTCTACCACGAGGCTGCCCGCCTGGCCGTCGAGACCGAGAAGAGCGCCAAGAAATTCAAGGAACTCAAGGCCTCGGTCTTTAAGAGCGACAAGGCTCTTTCTAAGACCTACGACGTCAATGTGATCGCCGTTGCCCGTGCGATTCTTGCAAACCGCGGATACGGCAAGGTGCGTGCCGGCGAGATGGTGCCCGCGGAAACGTACCTGGATAAGGTCAAGAAGTACGACCCCGATCTTCTTGTGGGCCTTCAGGCTTACCTTGCCCGCCACCCCTACACGGGAGCCGACGTGCAGGCTGGTAGCGAGACCGCAGGACAGATGCTCTCCATGCTCGAAGACTTGCAGGCTCTGGTGAAGCTTGCCCGCGATCGGCGCACGGTTGAGCTTGACGGCAAGACGATGGACATCGATGACGCCGTCTCGGCTCTTGTCGCGAAGGCATGGGGCAAGGAATACAAGCCCTCGACCGGGCACGCTGTCACCAAAAAGGAAAAGCGCGTCAAGCGCTGGCTCACGGCCAAGGCCTACCTGCGTCGCGTGGAGGATTGGTGTCGGACGATGGACGGCGGCGAGGCCGGTCCCTTTACCCGCTACATTTTCCGTCCCGTTGTAAATGCCGCGACACGCTATCGCAACCGTAACGTTGAGATTCAAAAGCGCCTCGTGGATATTCTTGAGCTCCGACGCCAGGCATGGGACAGCCTCACCGACATTGAGGCCCCCGAGATCGGCTACACGTTCTCGCGCAAGCAGGAACTCATCGCAGCCATTCTGCACACGGGCAATGCCTCCAATAAGGAGAAGCTCCTGCTTGGCGGGCGTGGACCCGACGCCCCGTGGGCCGACATGATCGAATTGCCCGACGGCGCGCAGCGCATGGACACGTCCCGTTGGGACACGTTCATGGCGCGGTGCTTTGACGAGGGAATCATCACCAAGCAAGACATGGACGCCGTGCAGGCGATCTGGGACTTGCTCGAGCAGATCAAGCCCGACTCGCAGAGAGCCTTCCGCGAGTACTATGGCTTTTACTTCGAAGAGATACCCGCCTCAGCCGTGATGACTCCCTGGGGGCAGTACCGCGGCGGCTACGTGCCTGCGGCGGCTGACATCGATCGTGTGGCGCAAAGCGATAAGCAAGCCGAGCAGGACCTCTTTGACAACTCGAGCGAATTTCTCGACCAGATGCCGGTCACGCGCCCCGGCTTTACGCAGTCCCGCACCAAAGTGCACAGACCTCTTTCGCTTGACCTGAGCTTCTTGTCTTCACACGTGCAGAAGGCCACAAAGTTCGCGATGATGGCACCGACCATCAAGCAGGTGCAGCGCATCCTGCACACGAAGGAGCTCAAGAACAGGCTCAACGAGATCGACCCGCAGCTGCTCGGCGAAATGCTCGAGCCGTGGCTGCGGCGTTCTGCCACGCAGTCTGTGAGCACCCCCGCGAACTGGTTTGACAAAAAGCTCAATGCGCTGCGCGGCTTGGCGGGCATGGCTATTATGTCCGGCAACATCATCAATGCGCTGCAGCAGTTTACGGGCTTGTCTGTGGCAATCAGTCAAGTGGGCGCCAAGCCCATGGTTAGGGCGCTTGCCGCTTACACGGCGCACCCCAAGGGCTACATTTCCACCGTCAAGGCCATGTCGCCATACATGAAGGCGCGCCTTGAGAACTTTGAGTTTGAGTTCCAGGAGCGCATCCAAAAGATCGCCCAGGTCGAAAAGCCCACGACGCTCGAAGCAATGCGCGGCTGGACGATGCGGCACGCTTACTTCCTTCAGATGTGGATCCAGATGGTGGTGGATACGCCCACGTGGATGGCCGGCTATGAAAAAGCTCTGGCCGCTGGCAAGACCGACGCCGAAGCAGTACAGGAAGCCGATGCAGTTGTGCGCAGAACGCAATCGGCCTTTGAGGCCGAATCGGTGGCGCGCGTCGAGACGGGCTCGCCCCTGGCTCGCACTCTCTTGGTCTTCTATAACTACTTCAACATGCAGGCCAACTTGCTCGGGACGTCGTGGGCCCTGAACCGCGAGGCCGGCCACTACGGCAAGTTCATGATCGATTTCGCGCTTATCCTGGCTATCCCGTCGATCCTCTCGCAAGTACTGATCGAGTCCTTCATGGGCTTTGACACTGGCGACGACGATGACTGGGACGCGTACGACGCAGCCCGCCTGCTCATCAGTCCGGTGGTCAAAAACGTGGTGGCGCTCGTGCCTTTTGCCGGCCAAATCGTCAACGCGGCCGCTACGGAACTCTCCAAGGCCATGGGCGACAAGGAAAACTTGTTCCAAGTCGTCTTCGCGCCGAACTCCTACAATAGCCGCCTTGTGAGCATCCCAGCCGAGTCGCTGATACAGAACTCTCTCAAGGCCGTGGGGCAACTGTCGAAGGCCGCCACTGGCGAAGAGGTTAATGCGCGCAGCACGATGAGAAACACGCTCGACGCGCTGACCCTTGTGACAGGCATTCCTTTTGCCGCAGCCAAGCGTCCCCTCAGCTATGCCGCCGGCGTTGCCGCAGGGCAGATCGAACCCGACTCGGCTGCCAACGCCGTGCGCGGGGCGATTGCGGGCAAAGAGGTCAAGTCCGAGTAGTGTCCATAGAGATGCGGGGGATCGGTCGAAAATCGAGGCACAGTATTGGAGTTGCCCATGGCTATTTCGACCGAGACCCGCCGCTCAGATCGGTACGCATGCGACGGTACGCAGACCGCTTTCCCCTTTGCTTTTAAAGTCTTCGACGCCACCGAAGTGGGCGTCACGGTAGCGCTCGACGGCGAGACCGAATCGTCGCTGACGACGGATCAGTACACAGTCAGACTAAACGCCGATCAGGACAACAGTCCCGGCGGAACGGTCACGGTCAACACGGCCCCCGCTTCGGGCTCGGTGCTTGTGGTCGTGAGTCAAGTGGCGTACGAGCAGCCCATTGTGATCACAAACAATGGCGGCTTCTATCCTGCCCTATTAAACGAAGCCAACGACAGAAGCGTCATCCTTTCCCAGCAGCTCAAGGAAACTTTGGACCGTGCGCTCATCGTGCCTGTGACTCAGAACAAGACGCCCGCGCAGGTGATGAACAATCTGCTCGACGCCGCAAACACCGCTACCATCGTCGCAAAAGGCTACGCAGAAGCGGCGGCGGCAAGCGCGGCAGACGCCAAGCAAAGCCGCGACGACATCCTCGACCACAAGCAGGGGATCGTCGATGCCGTGACCGCCGAAGGCGACACACAGATCGGACGCATCAAAGCGGAAACCGACAATACGCTGATCGCCAACGGCATGGGGTGCGCCGAAAGGTTTTGGACGCTCTCAGCGGATACGCCCGCGGGCACCGACATCACCATCCCTTCGGGCATCAAATACTTGGTGAATCGTCACCACCTTCGCGTCGCGTGGAACGGTCTTGTTCTTGCAATCGGGCAGAACTTCACGGAAGTCGGGGCGCAGGATACGTTCTCCACCACGTTCCGTTTGACGTTCGATGCGAAGGCAGGCGACGAGATTGACGTTTGGATCGGAGCCCTCGGCAAGGGCGATGTGGCTGAGGCACTGGCCTTGGCGGGCGAAGCGTCGGCGGCTGTGGCCGAGCTCTCTCGTAAGGTCGTTTATAAGGAAGAGGTTTAAGAATGCCTGAAAGTCTCGTAAAGACTCAACTCTATTCTCACGAAGGCAACGCCAACACGCCGCTTGCGCCCAACACGCTGGCCGACGCGGTGGCGATGAACGACGTTAACGGCGGCGCGTCAACGGTCGAAGCTGAAATCGTCGCGCTCCGACAGGCGGTTGAGGCCGCCGTCGGCAAGGGGCAGCATTTCCGCGGCGTGGTGAATTCCACGAGCGGCCTGCCGACCGTGAACTACAAGGCGGGGTGGCTTTACTCCGTGCAGGAAGCGGGCACCTACGCGGGCAATGTCTGCGAGGTCGGAGACCTGATCATCTGCATCAAAGACTATGCCTCGGGAAGCGCCGCAAACTCCGACTGGGCGGTGCTTCAGGCGAACTTGGACGGCGCTGTGACCGGTCCCGCCTCGAGCGTTGCGGCTCACGTCGTGGTGTTTGACGGCACATCGGGCAAGCGGATCAAGGATTCGGGCTTCACGATTGCCGCAAGCGTACCCGCCAATGCGAAGTTCACCGACACGACGTACAACGCCGCTACTGACTCCGCCGATGGCCTTTTGACCGCCGCGCTTCATAAGAAGCTGGTAGGCATTGAGACGGGCGCGGACAAGACGGACGCAGACAACGTGAAGGCCGCAGGCGCTTTCATGACGGCCACGAATACCGCCGACGACATTGCCGACGGCACGAAGAAAGTCGTCATGACCACGGCGGAGCGCACGAAGCTGAGCGGCATCGCCGCTGGTGCCGAGGTCAATCAAAACGCCTTTGCCAAAGTGAAGGTCGGCACGACGACTCTTACCGCGTCCGCAAAGCAGGACACGCTTGAGATCGAAGCGGGCGAAGGCGTGACGATCACCGCGTCCGGAAAGAAGGTAACGATCAAAGAGACGTATGTCGATTCGTGCGTTGTCACGTCGCTCGACAACGTGCCCGCGAACCTGCGCAACGGCGGCTTGGTGATTCTCAAGAGTTGACGCTATGGACTCGCTCTATGTGAAGACCAGCTCAGGGCTCGAACGCCTTGACCTCGGTTCGTCCGGGGGCGGCGCAGGTGTGAGCCGCAAGGTCTTTTCAAGCGCGTTGCGCGACGCTGATTTGGCGGCGGGCACGGCCTTTGGCGTGCCGACCTACACCGTCGGCTCGAACTCGTTGCAGGTTTTCCTTGACGGCCTTCTCTGTGTGAAAGGCCGCGAGTACACCGAGGCGTCAGCCACGACCGTGGCGTTTACCAGCGTCATCGATGCGGACACTCAGATCGTGGCCGTCGTGACCGAAGGCGGCACGGGTGCGGCGCGGGCCGTGCAGGTTGATGAGTCGCGTTCGAGCGCTATCACCGCTGGAGCCTCGTACGCCGTACCGACGCACACATTCGGCGGCCGCCACCTGTCGGTCTTCCTCGACGGCTTGGCCGCCCTAGAGGGCGTGAACTTCGAAGATGCGGGCGCAACGAGCATCCGATTCCTATCCGCAATTCCACAGACGACGCAGATCGTCGTTGTTGTTGAGGGGTAACTATGGCTTTACCGATTCTCTTACAGAAACTTTTCCAAAATGGCGGGGCGGGCGACAAGCTCAACACTTCGATCCTGCCTGCGGCATCCACGACCGCTGTTGGCGCGGCGCGGATTGCTTCAAGCGCAGAGGCCACTGCTGGTACCGATGCGACGAAGATCATGACGCCCGCGATGACGAAGCAAGCGATCGATAAGTTCGCGCCGGTCAAGACCGTGAACGGCGCGGGGCCGGACGAAAGTGGGGACATTCCTCTCGGACTGCATGCGGTCGCAACCTCTGGCAGCTACAACGATTTGTTGAACAAGCCCGCGATTCCTGCAAAAGATTATTGGATGCCCAATTACAGTTCTAGTATTCAAATTTCTAAAGGGGACTACACTCCGTCTGAAAACGGCTGGCTACGACTAACTAACATGAGTAACGGTGATTATTCGGGCGGCGAGGTTGTACACAAAAGGAGTGGCATCACAGTTATTAAGTTTTATCAAAACAGATACCCTGGCACAGCGGTTTTAATGTGCCCCGTAAAATCAGATGAAACTTATACTGTTACTAATTCAGGTGACGTATATTTCCATAGGTTAAGGGGGTAATTATGTCTGAATTTTATTGGTATAAAGTTGTTGATTCCGAAACCCATGAAGTTTTAGTTGCGTTCGGGGACGATGTAGAGTGGTTCCGTTCTATGGGTTATACGCTTTATGGTGAGTTGGAACAAGCATATAATGGTAACTGGTATGAAGCGGGGTATGCCCCGAAAAATCCGCCTCTGCCCGAACTTGAAGCGTACAAAGAACAACGCAAGATCGAACTGAATGCGATCCACGAAGCCACCGAAAAACAAGCGCACGTTTTGAGTTCCCTCGGCTTTGAAATCGATGCAAATGACCGTGCCAATCGCGACGTGACTGGTTTGCTCGTTACAACGGCTGAAGATAAAACAGTAGTCTTTATGGATTACTCGAATCAGCCGCACGAAATCACGCGAGCCGATCTTGAGGTCATGCAACGGGAAATCATCGAAAACGCTCAATACCTATACACTCAAAAGTGGGGATTCCGAAGTCGAATAGACGAATGCTTAAATAGTGAAGAATTGAGCCTGCTCAATTTCCAATTCTTTAATAAGAGTTTCTACACTCAAGCGTGATTAGTCAACACAAAGCCCCTCGAAAGAAGGGTTATCTAGGTAGCCTCTCCAAGGGCATCAATCGTGCGTAAGCGTCAAGGTTCTTTTCTTGCGGATCATCGTCGAAAGGCGATAGCCACCAGACTTGAACGCGCGAAGCAAATGCACTTTGATGCTCTCCGGCAACTTCCTGCGGGTGTGCCTGTCACCGATGTCCGACGGAACGTCAAGCGTTGCAACGCAAGACGTAAACAGCCTGTGCGGCGGGAAACGACTCGCGAAGTCGCCATACGGGCGAAAAAGCCAGTCATCAACGGGCGCTGGTATTGGCATATAGGTAGCGAGTGCGTAAGCAGCGGCCTCCCGATGGATCAGATAGGCAAAACTACAAAGGGGGGTGGGTCTGATGATCCGAAGCAACTCCGTGTCGTGAACCTGATAGCTTTCTCCGACCATGAACGTTTGGCGTGAGCCGTGGAGTTGTATGACGCGGACGCCTTGAGGAATCCAGTCTGAAGAGGTAGCGAACAGCTTGAAGCGAGGCGACAGGACAATGTCGTCCTCCATGATCAATCCCCATTCGCAATTGCTTTTGACGAGCTTCTCCCAACAGGCTACGTGCGACAAAAAGCACCCAATCTCATTTGGCCACAATGCCTTTGTGAAGACAAACTTCTCCGGGGCATCGTAGGGAGCCTCGAGTCGGGAGAGTTGCTCGGGGTTCAGTTTTCGCCCGTCTACAGCGGGGATGCGTTGGAAGGAGAGGCCTTGCGCTGAAAGTTGTTTTGAAACCGACTCAAGACGCTCTTTCGAGCGGTCGAGGTTAATTACCAAGCGGAGAATCTGGTTGGGGGGGGTAACATCTTGAAACATTTTTACGGGGATGGAAAAATGGCTCACGGCTGATTTGCCCGTGAGCAAAAACGATAAGCGTAACTTTATCACCCCACCTTCGGGGCGGTCTTTTTTTTTCTTTTGGCAATCCGGCCATTGCAAGGCGGCTTACGAGAGCGAAGTTGAGCGCTCTCAGCTGCCGCCGAGCTTGCGGTAGTACACAAAGGGCGCCTGAAGCCCGGCGCAAGAAAATGCCCCGCTTACCTCAACAGCAAGCGGGGCATTTTCGCTTTCGCAAGGCCGTCTATTCCTTGCACACAGCCTTGATGGTGGCTACTGCGCACCACGCTTTTTCGAGCGTGCGAACGTCCTCACTACTGAGTCCGCCGCCATCGCGGGCTTCGTCGCACAACTTGTCGATCTTTTCGAGAAGACAGTGCATGGACTGTTCCGCGCGGGCTTTCATCAGTTCCTTCATTTCCATGGTCATTCTCCATGTCGGTTCATGATTTCCCGAAGCGCATCCAGGTCTCCCTTGTCAGGCTTATACGGCCCGATGGAGAACGGGTGCGCCTCAAGGTTTTTTGCGGCTTCGCCGTACAGCAGATCGACGTCGATTCGATTTTGCTCGTCCACCGCCCCCAAAGACTTCAGAAGCGGTAGATAGCCTTCGATCATCGCCGGGGCGCGCCTTGCGATGAGGCCGCCGATGAACGCCGTGGCGAAGGGCGCTGCCCCGCCCGCCGCCGAAGCGGCAGGCAGAACAGCCGACGAGAAAAACTCCGCGATCACCGCAGGCAGATTCCCGATCGGCATCTTCATGGCTAGCTCCGCTGAACCTTGACCGTGCCGCTAATCGGCTGAGTAGCCGGCGCGGTGTCCGTAGCCGTCGGAGCCGTCCACGAGTTGTACCGCGGCATGACAGGCGGACAGATGACGGACTGCGGGACGATCGTCTGAGTGATGCCGTTCACCGTGTTCTGCAACGCGGCAATGGCCGCGAAGTTCTGACTGATGCCGCAGTTGCAGGCCTGCGCAACGGAGTCGATGCGGCCGCCCAGTTCACTGCGCACGAGCTTTTCGCGCAGGTCGGCAATCTCAGCGTTCTTGGCCACGTTGGTTTCAAGAACCGCGATGCGCTCACGGTTCGCCGCGGCCTCCGCAGAGAGCGGGCGGATGAACCCCATCAGCTCATCACGAAGCACTTTATTTTCGGCGCGGGATGCAACGTAGACTTCGGAGTCCTTGTTGTCCGAATATTTTTCTGCGCGAAGGTTGGCGTTCTCGGCCATCAGGGCGTTCAGCTGGTTGCAGTTGCCGCCGCCAAGAATGCCGCCGAGAATACCGCCGTTGCCGTTATTGGCGGAGCCGAGGAAACCGAGGGAGCCCAGTACGAGGGCGGGGATGCCTACGCCATTGGCGAGGCCTTTGGTTGCAAATTCAGCCATAGCAATCTCCTTTTGCTATGGAACTCGAGGTTCTCTGGATTGCGCGCTCGCTTGGCGCTAAGAAGTTGGCTCGTTGGCCTTATTTGATGCAGAGACCGAACGGCTCTGCGGGATGACCCTATTGTAGGACGAAAGGTCTAGAACATCAAGCGCTTTGCACTTCGGACACTTGATGCACAAAACCCCACTAGCCGGGCGGGGCGAAGCAATGTCGAAAAGACGACGCCCACAGCAAGGGCATCTAACAGTTACAGCTACCTCCATTTTTCTCTCCTATTAGAGAACGAAAATCGGACAAGACGTCATTGAGCGTTGATTTATCGCCGCATCCGTAAGCTAAAACAAGATTCGTCATTTCAAAATTTCCGTTAGCGCGTCGTGGTTTTTGGCGCATCGCTGATAGAGTCGGCCGCACTCTGAACCAGAGTCAGCCAGTCTTTGAACCAAGCCTTCCAGTCGGGCAACTCGCTTTCTAAGAGCGTCTGCGGAATCTCCGGAGGAGGCGCGGTTACCGTCCGAGTGGCGCATCCGGGCGCGAGCACGATCAAGCTCAGCGCGTAGATCGTTGTACTCAGCCTGAGCCAAGTTGATCGTATTGGTTGCTTTCGAAAGTCCTTCAGCATTTTTTCTCTCCGCCGCCCGCAGTGCTTCAGACTGCGCCGCTTCCATGAGGGCAATTTTTCGGTCGTAGTGCGCAGAGGCCAGCCAGAGCCCCGCGATGAAGGCCAGGCCAGCCGCTATCGCATAAGCGTAGTCTTTCATAGAAATACCTCAGGAAACCTCCGTCTTCAGACGGGGGAGGAATGAGGTGCGTGGCGCAGCCACGCATACCCATATCCATCGTTGTAGGAAAGCAGTTGACAATGACGCCAACCAATGCCTTGAATGACGCCTCCGGGCGTCTGAATGTTGAAGCTGCCCGACGCACGAACGGCCACGCGGCCCCGATAGACGCCGGCCTTCTTCCCTGATGGGACGATGGCCTTGACCATGTCGCCCGTGGCGAAGCCGTGAACGCGCTTTTGGCGCATCAGAAAGCCGCGCGGGAATCCGTACTTGGTGAGCCTCGTGCGCTGATAGCTCCCCCGACCGCAAGAGCGGACTTTAAGTACCCCCATGCTCTTGGGATAGTGCGCACCGTTGATTCGACCGGCGCAGAGTGCATCGAGCCAATGTTCTTTGGCAATGCCCAAGGAACTCCGATTGAATTTCGTCAGTGCGCCGGAACCCGTCTGCACGGACAGTCCAAACGTCTTGAGCGCATTGAGAAGCGACCAGCGGGTTGCGTTGACCGCCGCCGCGT